ATGGCCTTTACCTCCCGCTCTCTTTTGAGCTGGTCGGGCTGGCTGGCCCATTCGGCCATCAGCTCGGATTTCGTTTTCGGTTTCATCTGTCCGCTCCTCCGTTCGCTCCCATGTACTTTTTGCGGCCTCGTTCCCGGTGGCGGTCTTCGTGGTCGTAGTGGTAGACCTTGCCTGTGTCCAGCATCTCTCTGGTGTAAGCGGCTTCCGCGCCGCGCTGGCGCTTAAACTCGGCGTACTTGGGGCATGTGTCGTGGCACACCGGGTGACGAGTGGGGCAGTCTTTACACGGTGTCATCGTCATTTTTCAGCACCTTCGGCGGCATCGGCATCCAGCCAACCACAGGACAGTCTATCTTGTTGTTGTAAACGTCGTCCGGGTTGAAGTGGCGGTATTCCCACCAGCCTTCCGGGATTCGGTAGTCGTCCCGTTCTTCGTCGTATGTTCCCCAATCGGGAAGGTCTTCCCAATTCCATTCACTGTCCTCGGAGAAAACATTGCCGTTTTCATAGTGCGCCGTTGTAATGCCCAGATAGTCATTACACCAGTACAAAACCAGCACTTCGGTTTCGACTTCCGGAGGGTCCTTTTCAGGGTCGCGCCATGCGGGAAAGAGGTCTTTTCCCTGCAAAACAGGAAGCTTTTCAACCTTTTCTCGTGCCGCACGGAGGGTAAGCGAAATAATGTTCTCTGCTCCTACCTCCCCTATCGTGGTATATTCCAGGCTCTTTAACACAGCCTCGCGCCGGATGTATTCAGTCATTATAAAAGCCCTCCATTTTGCACCCGCAGCGGCAGCAATAGGCATGTTCCGCGTGCCGGTCGAATGTTGTAAAAACCTCTTTGCGTCCGCAGTTCCCGCACTTGCACTCCGCACCATCTGCCATGCGCCGCACAATAATCCACTTTGCCGTCGGTCGCAAGCTCTCCGGGTCAATGGTGGGCGCCTCGCTCACCATATCTGCGCAACATTCAGCGGTGCTTTCGCACTCGTTTGTGGTTTCGCGTCCAATATACCGGGAGTATTCTCGCATTTCTTTTTCAAGAGTGGTTGCGTTAATCAACCTCACTTCATCCATTTTCCAGCACTTCCGTTCTCACTGGTTTGATGTCCCGATACTCGGGGTAATGGTCGCCCGCCAGCTGGCAGGCCCTGAACTCTGCCGCAAACTGACTCGCGGCGTTGATGCGGTATGTAAGCGCCGCGTTCCCGTGCGGGCCGCTGCACTCTACGATGACTTTGTATCTAGGCATTTCGTCCTCCGTTCTGGTTTGCCTACCCAAGAAGCTTTCTTTCTTTTCTGGACTTGAGCATCCGGGTGCGGGCAGCAAGGCAGTGCTTCGCCAGCATCTGCTCACCCTGGGCCTTTTCGATGGCCTTTTTCCACGCCGGGAGAAGCTGGCTCTGCCAGCTGCACTCCGAAATCACCTCGTGGAATGTCTTATAGGCCATCTTATCCGGCACATCCTTGAGCGATGAGTTCGCCCAGATCTCCGCGATACTTGCGCGGTTCTCTGCGGTCTGAGGCCGTCCAAAATAGGCTTCAGCGTCCGCAAGGAGCTTTGTCATCATCTCCACTGTCACGGTTTCACCCCCTTGAAAATATTTGCGTATGCTTCTGCGGTGCTTTCTGTGGCTTGCTTCCCGCGAGGCTGCTCTTGTCGGCGCTGCTCATTCGCTGCCACGTCCCCCGGGGTGCGTATCCCGTCCCGCTGCCAGCCAGACAGGATGCCGTTGATGTAGTTCCACGAGCGTTTCCCAGCCTCTGCGGCCTTGTCGATCGCCAGCAAAATCATCTCCGTGCTGTACTCCTGCCGCCATTTTTGCAGTTTTTCCAGCGCCGAACGCGGGAAATCGCCGATAGCACGTTGGTAATGCTGGACGATTTTTGATAACTCCATATCAACGGCGGCGGTGTTATCGCGCTTTACAACATCTACATCTACATCCCCATCTACATCTACATCTACATCTCCATTTACATCTACAGTTATTTTTGTTATGTCGTCATTAACATTGTTATCGTTTGTTATTTTTGTTATGTCTTCAGGCTTTCCCCAGCGCTTTGCCATACCGCGTTTTCCGGCGTTGCTGCGTTTCTTGCGGGTTTCATCCCATTTTTCAGACGCCCGTTTTACGTCGCTGCACATAAATTTCCAGTTGCCCCGCATCCCGCGGTCTAAAAATTCGGGCTCTTCTCCGGTTTTGGCATACCGTGCAAGAGCTCGCATCAACTGCCCAATTCTTCTAACGCGTCGAACCAGCTCAGATACGCCACAAATGACTTTTTATCGTCCTGTGCCACTCAATCACCTCCTTTGCACGCCCGTATAGCCAGATAGCACAGCTCTCGGCTTAGAACGGGAGGTCTTCGCTGTCGTCGATGACCGAGAAGTCGTCTGCGCTGCCCTGCGAATACTCCGGTACGTTCTGAGACTTCTGCGGGGCGCTGTGAGCGGTGTTTGCTTCGCGCACATGATTTTCCGTCTGCTGGTCGAAATCTCGCACAGCGGGCTTCTCTGCGGCCTTTCCGCCGCAAAAGCTCACCTGCGACGCAAGAACCTCGGTAGCTGTGCGGTTGTTGCCGTTCTTGTCCTGGTACTGACGGGTCTGCAAGCTGCCTTCGATGGCGATCATGCTGCCCTTCTGGAAATACTTGGAGACGAACTCGGCGGTCTGCCGCCACGCGGTGACGTCGATAAAATCGGCCTTGCGCTCTTCGCCCTGCCGGGTAAAGCTGCGGTCAACTGCGATGCGGAAGCTGCACACGTTGGTGCCGTTCTGGGTGGTCTTGAGCTCCGGGTCGTAGACCAGACGACCCATCAATGCTACGAGGTTAAGCATGAGACATTCCTCCATCTTCTTTCGGCTGCTTCTTTGCGCATTCTACGCAGAGTATACGCCCATATTTTGCCTTGCTTCGTTCTGCCGCCTGCTCAGCAGTCATCTTTTTCCCGTCCTTGGTTTTGATGCCGATGATTTTCTTTCCGCAGCAGGCGCACACCGGGGCGGGAGTGGCCGGAGGCGGGGTGTACTTGGTGGATTCATCTTTCCAGTACACATTCGCGCCGATTCCAAGCGCCTTGCAGGCCACGCTCTGGGCATCCGTGTACGCTTTTTTGTAAGCGTCATCATCCGTTCGGAGCCCCGTTGACTCCAGCACAATCAGCATAGAGCCGCCCACTCCGGGGATGGGGGCGCTCCACGCTTCCCCATCATCCTGCCTGACGTACAGATTCGTAAAGCACTGCACCACAACTTCGCCCTTTGCTCCGGTCTTTTCCTCGAACACCGGCGGGTCGAACTTCCAGCCCGTACCAGCCGGGCCAAAAAGCTCAGTCAGCTTCTTGATGCGCCACATGGGGTTAATGTCGGTCTTGCCCTTCAGGCGGCCCGCTGCGATAGGCCTCTGGGCGTCTTTTGGGACTTCCCGGCACTGCTCGTAAATGGTCATTTTATCCATGATTGTATGTCACCTCATCCATCCCGTGTACCCGGCACAGATCTGCCAGCCACCCAAGACCAGAATTGTAGGCCGCCTCAATGTTGCCCATCGCGTCATCTAACCCGCCGGTCTGGGTGGAGCTGATAAGCGGGAAGGCGTTTGACTCATCTGCCAAAGCAACTACGGTTTCCAGCGCCGAAGCGGCTGCGCCGAGGCTGTACTCTGCATCCGAAATGGCTTTTGCATATCCCGTCGGAGACATCCCATAATCTAATCTGTCCGGATAAAAACGGTCTTCCGCGTCGGTCGCAAGCATCATCTGGCTTACGCTCATCAAGAGGCTTGCGCATTTCGTAAGCTCTGCTGCTGCCCGATGCTTGAGTGCAAGATTCCATTCGGGGACGCTGACTGCATACCGCAGAACCGCTTTGCGGCGTTCCTTTTGCTCTAAAGTCATGTACGTCACCTCTGGTAAACCTTCTGCCGGTGCTCGTCCATAACGACGTACAGACGGCCCGGCTTTTCTGCTGCCAGCTGGTCGGCGTACTGGATTCCAGCCAGCGTGTTCGGCATGGGGATTTCGTTGACAAAACGCAGATCCGCGTCAAAGATCTGTACCGTGCTCACCTTTTTCTTCTCCTTTTTCTGGTGGATGTGCCGCAGCCGTTCCGGCTGTCGCTTATTCCAGCGAATCTCTGCGGCTCTCATATATCTACCGTTCATATTCCTGTTCCCTTTTCGTATGTTTTGCAGTAACGGCGAAGCGGAGGGAGACAGTCAACCTCCGCACGATCAATGCGCTCCTGCTC